TTGATCGACCGTGGGCCATACACCGAAGCGGCTTACCGCGATGCAATCCTCGCAATATGGGAAGGAACTACAGCATGATTGATACCGTTACCTTTCAAAAGCTCAAGACACAGCCCGAAATCCTATGCCATGGAAGCGGCTCAGAAGGTGCTTTCTCCACCGTCTATGAAGGCCCTATCCCCAACACCGTGGTCAAGGGAGGTCGAACAAATGAGGATGGTTGGCTGTTTTGGGCGGCGTACGTCATGACCCTTCAAAACCCTGAACCTTGGATGCCGCGTATCCTTGCCCTGCACATTGATGAACGGACAAACAGTTTCCAGGCGATCCTTGAGGCCCTCACTCCCACACAAGGTCCCAACAGGCCTTCATGCTTTGGTGAGTTTCCCGACGTTATCTACGGTAGCAGGGCCATGCAGAATGTCCCAGTGGTCGAAGCCTTGTCAGTACGGATGCACCTTGAGGCAATCCAGAGGATCACCGACAAAGCGGAACCCTTCTGTTTCGATGCACATGTCCTCAACTGGATGATGCGTGGTGATCAGATTGTCCTGACCGATCCCTTCGCCTTCGTCGCGATTGACATGGAGCCACACCTCTACGCCATGGCCACGCAATCGCGAGGTCGTATCACCTTCAACAAAGCAAAGCCATAAGGATACAGTCATGAGCTATGAAGCCAACCTACCCGAGAGCACCCTTCGCCGCCTTTTCGAAGAGGATTGAACCCATGAAAAACTACTCAATCAACATCGCCAAGGCCTACACGCAAGCCGATTGGCGCGGCCTTCCTGCCCACATGCATCACGCCCTTGTCACCTTAGACTATGGCATGAGCGAGAGTGAGGCCGTCGCAGAGCTTCGCCGCCTGCAAACCGCCTACCCGTGGCCAGAGTTTCACCTGACCCTGACCGCAGTGGAGATCATTAGACTGGCTGAAAAACTGTATTCGTCCGCACCCATGGATTTCCTTAAGGCGCACCAATGGGACAAACTAGCCAGCACACACGAGGGGGACTGACCTATGATTTCCAATCAAACAACGCAACAATCACCCGCAGACGTTTATCTAGAGATGTCTAAGAAAACAGGCTCTACCATTCTCGCCCGTATCTATCGAGAGCAGGCGGCGAAGCTCTCCAACACACACGAGGGGGAATCTCATGATGATGTATAACCTTCTCGTGGTGTGTCTGCCCCTGATCGCCTTCTTAGGCCCTATGTGCCTCGTCACAGCCCTTCTAGAGGGCACCATATGGAGGGACCGAGATTGATCGCCGAAAGCCTGTGGGTGTACCTCACCAGCTTTAACAACGTCGGGCCGCTTTTAGTTTGGCTCTACATCATCGCTACCCTGATCACCCTGCTTCACTTCATCTTTGACCTTTGGAGATAGTACAGTCATGACCATGCAAAATGAAAACCACGATTTCAATATCATAGTGGACCGCAACGGCCCTGATTGCACAGTCCTCTCACTGTCCATCCCTGCTGCAAGTCCACTGCATGACAATGAAGAAAACATGTCAGAGCTTTCCGCAAGCCTACTGTATGACGATGAAGACAACATTTCAGAGTTTGAGGCGATCTTGCATGTCGCCGCCGCTGTCTCGTTGTGGATCGAGGCCGACGCCGGGTGACATATTTGCACTAGGAGATATGCTATAATGTACGAGAAACGAGACGCTAAGTTCGAGGATTGGCTGGAAGAGGGCGACGTGCCCTTACCCAAGGAACCCGCCGATATGGAGCTTGCCACTGAGGCACTGCGCCTTGCCTTCAACGCGGGATGGAAAGCCCGAAAGATACAGGAGTATCGGTCGTCGCTTCCTATTCCCACCTCTAAGCCCAAAAAGGACCCTTCACAATGACCTACGAAACAGCCCTATCTCTGCCAGACCGTTATGCTTCCGGCGGGATTTCACCTTCATCGACCTGTTCGCCGGTATTGGTGGCCTGAGACGGGCGATGGAGCAGGTCGGCGGGCGGTGCGTGATGACCTCGGAGTGGGACAAGTTCGCTCAGGCCACCTACCATGCCAACTTCCCCAACAACCGGCCGATCGAAGGCGACATTCGCGTACTCGAAGCAGCTGAAATCCCGGCCCATGATGTGCTCGTCGCTGGGTTTCCGTGCCAGCCATTTTCTATCGCCGGCGTCTCAAGTTTCAACGCGCTGAGCCGCCAGCACGGATTTCTGAACGAAACGCAGGGCACGCTGTTCTTCGATGTACTGCGCATCCTGCTGCACCACCGGCCCGCAGCCTTCCTGCTTGAGAACGTCAAGAACCTGAAGAGCCATGACAAGGGGCGTACGTTCGCGGTGATCCGGCGCAAACTCGAGGACGAACTTGGCTACAATCTCCACACCCGGATCATCGATGCCGCCCATTTCGTTCCACAGCACCGGGAGCGGATCGTCATGGTAGGGTTCCGCGAGGACGTTCCGTTCTCCTTCGATGACATGACGATCCCGCAGCGTGGACACCGCCGCATGCGAGACATTCTGCACCCGGAGGACGGCAGCGAAGCGCCTGAAAGCCATTTTACCTACGGGCCGGATGCAGCGGTCAGCGAGCGTTACACGCTTTCTGACAAGCTATGGACCTATCTACAGGGCTATGCCGCCAAACACCGTGCAAAGGGAAATGGCTTCGGCTTTGGTCTGGTCGACGGTGACAGCATCTCCCGGACGCTTTCTGCTCGCTACTACAAGGATGGTTCGGAGATTCTTGTCAGTCGCGGCGAAGGCCGCAATCCACGCCGGCTCACCCCACGGGAATGCGCCCGCCTCATGGGATATGAGGACAGCTTCCGCATTCCTGTCTCCGACACACAGGCCTACAGGCAGTTCGGAAATTCGGTTGCGGTTCCGGTATTCGACGAGGTCGCCCGTGCCATGCATCCGCATATTCTGGAGCTTATATAGCAAGGGTTTCAATTACCCGACACCCTAGAGTTATCTCCGAAAGGTTTCCCCTCATGTTGCACCCAATGATGAACGAACAGATCGCACTCGAAGCTGAGATGCGTGAAGCAACCCGTGCCCGTTACTTCCGCAACCACGAGAAGGCAGAGGAACGTGACGATTTCGCAGACACCCACGCAGGTCGTCAAACCCTAGACTTCATGCTGCTAAACTTCATCCAAGGTATCGAGGCATGGGTTGAAGAGAAGAAGGCTGGCAAGGCTGGTCGTCGTCCTCGTGCCCTCAAGCTGATCGAAGAGTTCGGCGATGTGGACACAATGGCCTTCATCTTCCTGCGTTGGGTGATCAACACAACCATGACCACTTCAAAGGGAGGCAAGGGTAAGAACGCACGGAAGACCCGAGTGGTTCTCTCGGCCACTCAGGGTATCCACGACGAGTTCCGTATGAGATACTTCGCGGAGAACCGGAAGGCGCTGCTCAAGAAGATCGTCAAGGATTTCCAGCGTCGTGATCTTCCTCGGCGTCGTCGTCGGGAACTGATGGTTCGTACCTTCCACCAACAGCAACTAGAGTGGAAGGCCGAAGGCTGGGGCCAGTCCGAACGTCTGAACCTTGGGTTGGTCCTTCTGCAAATACTGAGCAGCACCACAGGCGTTATCGAGGAGTTCGTTCAGTATGATGGTGCCCGCTCTGTTGACTGCGTGGCCTTTGCACCAGCGATGATCGAGGTGTTGGCAGACCGGATGGACAAGGCTGCAAACCTTTTCACCGTGTACTATCCAATGGTCGTGCCTCCCAAGGATTGGACTAACGATGCCTTGGTTGGTGGTGCCTATTACACCGATAACGTGCAGCCCTATCGCTTCGTGAAGGATGCGAAGTACAGATACCTCGCAGAACTCGAAAACCGCGACATGAGCCGTATCATTGACCCTATCAACAAGATGCAGCGCACCGCATGGCGCGTGAACCCTGTGATGGTCGATGTGCTGGACAAGGTGTTCTCACGTTCGCTCGATGTGCCCGGTCTACCCACGGCTGACCCCTTGGAACTGCCCAAGCCACCCGTAGGTGCGGACACGAACGAGGATATCGAGAAGGAGTACAAGAAAGACTGCTACGAGGTCCGCGACACGAACCGCCGCATGATCTCCAAGCGGATCGCTGTGCTGCGGACGATCTCAATGGCCAATCGCTTCTCTCGGTATGACGCGATCTACTTCCCTCACGATGTGGATAGCCGTGGTCGTTCGTACCCTAAGGTTCCCTTCCTGAACCCACAGGGCACAGACTACGTCAAGGCTCTGATCGAGTTCTCCGAGGGTAAGCCAATCGATACCCCAGAGCACGAAGGGTACCTCGCGGTGGCCGTTTCGAATGCTTGGGGGCAAGACAAGCTTCCCCTCGCTGATCGTGTGGCATGGGTCGAAGAGAACGAGGTGATGTTGCAAGAGATCGCCATGGACCCTCTCAACGATCTCCGCTGGACCAAGGCCGATGAACCCTTTATGGCGCTCCGTGGTGCCCTTGAGTGGGCTGGCCTGTGCAACTATGGCACTGGCTATGTATCCCACATGCCTGTCCACTTCGATGCTACCTGTTCAGGCCTGCAGCACTTCTCTGCCCTGCTTCGGGATGAAGAGGGTGGCTTTCACGTCAACCTGACAGGACACGAGGATCGTCAGGATATCTACAAGGCGGTCGCAACAAAGGCTGAGGCAAGCCTTCGTATCGCGGCAGATACTAGCGACTTCGCAAGGGTTGCACTGGAGATGGGGATCACTCGCGGTCTCTGTAAGCGCCCTGTGATGATCGTCCCCTACTCTGGCACGTTCAGCGCCTGCATGGACTACGTCTTCGACTACTACAAAGAGAAGGCCGAAGGGGGTGCAGAGATGCCCGTCGAGATGGACGTGATACGCTCGAAGATCAGCCCACTAGTCGCAAAGCATGTGTGGGATGCAATCTCAAGCACAGTCATAGCTGCTCGATCAGCGATGGATTGGATCACAGCGACAGCTCGGGTTGCCTCCAAGAACAGCATCACGCCTCTCCAGTGGACAACACCTGACGGTTTCGTGGTGCAGCAAGCGAAGTATGACGAGAAGACTCGCCGGGTTGAAACATACCTCGATGGTAAGATGTCCAAACTGAGCATCGTAGATCGCACCAACAAACTGGACGCTCGGAAGATGGGGCAGTCTCTCTCACCTAACTACATCCACTCTATGGACGCCTGCCACATGCGTATGGCGATCCTGAGGGCTGATGGTATGGGCATGTCGTTCGCTATGATCCACGACAGCTTCGGGGTTCACGCTGCGGACATGCCTCGGTTCTGTGAAGAGTGCATCAAGCCTGCTTTCGTGGATATGTACGAAGACGGGAAGAACCTTGAGCGTTTCCGTGAGGAGCTAATGCTCAACGTGAAGGACGAAGACACCGGGAAGATCAAACCGCTGCCCGAAGCTGGCAATCTGGATATCTACCAAGTCCTCGATAGCCAGTTTTTCTTTTCCTAGTCGCAGGCCTCTCCAATCTATTACCCGACACCCTAGATTATACCCCAAAACGCTCATCCTCAATCGAAAGGCCTCGCCCATGTCAATCATTCAAGTCGTTCGTCAGGGCACACACTTCGCCGTCAGGGACGGACAAAACACCGTATCTGTTCACAACACCCGTGGGCAGGCCATCAACGCAGCCATCAGATACAAGGAGAACAACGGCTTAGCATGATCGGATAACAACCCCTCCCAAAAACCCTCTCGCACAAGTGGACACCTCACAGCCCTGCACCATCACGGTGTGGGGCTTCGTGCGTTTTAACAGTCTCTCCAATAAGGACGAAAACACATGGCTAACAATGAACAAATCTCCATCGGCCCCGGAAAAGCAGTCTATCCCCGTCTCGCGCAGCCTGACACAAAGTTCGACGAACTGGGCCGGTACAAGGCCGACGTAGCGATGTCCAAGTTCGAGGCCACTGCGCTTCTGGAAATCCTCTCGAATCACTTCAAGGCACACACAGGCAAGGCCCCTAATAAGGCCGACAACACCATGTGGTACTTCGAGACCAACGAAGATGGCGACGAGACCGGCAATGTGGTCTTCAAGTGCCGCGTCAAGAACAAGCTGCGTAAGCGCGACGGTAAACTATGGGACCGCAAGCCTAAGCTGTTCGATGCTGCCCTCAAGCCTGTCGATGTAAACCCATTCGGCGGTTCGACCTATGTCGTGTCCGCTGAGGTCTACGCATGGGAAGCCGGTGCCAAGAAAGGCGTTAGCCTTCAACCGGTCGGCGTTCAGATCATCGAGTTGGTCTCAGGTTCCGGCCCGAGTGCATCCTCGATGGGCTTCAAGGCTCAGGAAGGTTACATGGCCGACCCCGACGAAGGCGACTATGCCGACGGCGAAAACGACACCCGTGATACAGGTTACAACCCTCCCGGCTACACTAATGATGGTGGCGACGATGGCGATTACTGAACGAGAGTGCAGCAGGTGCGGGGGTGAAATCCCCTCGCACAAGCGCAGGGATAAGGGAGGGCTTGCACATGGCGAATAAACGGCAAGTCGCTCTGAAATATGGCTTCCGGTCTGGCCTTGAGGAGGACATTGCTGACGAGCTTACGAAGCATGATGTCGTGTTCTCCTATGAGGAAATGAAGATCGAGTACACAAGGCCTCAAAGGGTATCTAAGTACACACCGGATTATGTGGTTGAAACTCGACCAGATGGTTCGCCCCGAGAAGAGCCTCTTATCATTGAGGCCAAGGGTCGCTTCCTTGTGGATGATCGCGCCAAGCACATCCTCATTAAGCGTCAACACCCGCACTTGGACATTCGGTTTCTGTTCTCAAATCCGAACGCCAAGATTTCCAAGCAATCCAAAACAACATACGCCAGTTGGTGTGAGAAACACGGCTTCCTGTACGCTAAGGGTCCCAAGGTTCCCCTAGATTGGCTTGAGGAAAACTGATGCTCCGCACAGATTTGTTCAAAACGGTGGATCGAGTTGAAACTCGGTTCATCGCCGTACGGGACACGCTTACCAAGCCTGGACTCGAACCAACCATAAGAGAACTAGATGTCCTCCACTGCAAGCAAGGTAGGCTTGGGGTTGGGTGGCACTTTGTCGTTCTGGGCACTGGTACAATCCAGCTTGGCCGAAACATCGAAACCTGTGGCTCCCATACCAAAGGACAAGACGCTCTATCAGTAGCCATCGGCGTAGTCGGAGGTCTTGACGAAGAAGGAACACGGGCACTCACCCGCACCACTGAGCAATGGCAAGCGATAGACGATCTGGTCAGGTTTTTACAGGACAGATATCCCGCTGCAACCGTCTCAGACAACCCAACCCCCGATTACCCGACACCCTAGATTTAACCCCAAAACGCTCAGGAGGCAAAACACATGGATGATCACGCCGAAGATAGTGCTCTAATGTTTAAAGGCCCCTGTGACGAATGTGGGTCCTCAGATGCCAACGCCGTATATACCGATGGGCATACTTATTGCTTTTCGTGTGACACGTACGGCAAGGCTGAGGGTGCCGAGGGAGCGTACACCGAGAGCCGCCCAGCGCCGCGTCCTAAGTTGGACCTTTTGCGTACTGGAGAGTTCCGCTCCCTCGGCAAGCGTCGTCTCACAGACGAGACCTGTCGCAAGTTCAACTATAGCGTTGGCGAAGATTGGAAGGGTAACACCGTCCAGATCGCAGGTTTCAAACGAGAAGGGCAACTGATCGCCCAGAAGGTGAGATATCCTAACAAGGAGTTCGTACACCTAGGCGAACAGAAGCCGGGCCTATGGGGGCAACACCTCTGGAAACCCGGTGGTAAGATGCTCGTGATCACCGAGGGTGAGATTGACTGCATGACCATGTCACAGCTTCAAGGTAACAAGTGGCCGGTCGTGAGCTTACCAAATGGTGTGGACAAGAAGGGCAAGAGTGCTGTCAGAGCAATCCAACAGTCACTCGAATTCGTCACATCATTCGAGAAGGTCATCTTCATGTTCGACATGGATGAACCCGGTCGCATCGCTTCAACGGAATGTTCCAAGTTGTGCAAGCCCGGTCAGGCGTTCATCGCTGATCTACCACTGAAAGACCCTAACGAGTGCCACGTCGCTGGTCGGGGTAAGGAAGTGGTTGAGGCCATGTGGAACGCCAAGCCATATCGGCCTGACGGGATTGTCTCAGCGGGTGATCTCTGGGAACGCGTCAAGGCTCCCAAAGAGAACCATGCTCAGGAATACCCTTGGGCTGAACTCAACAAGAAGACTTGGGGCAATCGCAAGGGCGAGCTTGTCGTATGGACTGCTGGTTCAGGCGTAGGGAAGTCCGCTGTGGTTCGTGAGGTGTTCTTCGACCTGCTCCGTAACAAGGGACAGAAGGTTGGCATGATCATGCTCGAAGAGAACATCGAGCGTACCACGCTGGGCATGATGGGCATAGAGATAAACCACCCGCTCCATTTGGATCGCGGTTACTTCACAGAGGAACAACTTCATGACGCGTTTAAGGCAACCTCAGGTGGCGACCACCTTTGGCTCTATGACCACTTCGGCAGCACTACTGCTGGCAATCTTCTTGATCGTATCCGCTATCTGGCAACCTCTTGTGAGTGCGACTACATCGTCCTCGACCACATTAGCATTGCAGTTTCAGATGCCTCCGCCAACGATACCGATTTGGACGAACGACGACTAATAGACATGCTCATGACCAAGATGCGCTCCCTCGTTGAAGAGACGGGCGCTGGTCTGCACGTCATCTCCCACCTCAAGAGACCGCCGGGGGTAGGACACGAGGAAGGCGCTATGACCTCCTTGTCACAGCTCCGAGGTTCACATGCTATCGCTCAACTATCCGACATCGTGATCGGCCTAGAGCGTAATCAGCAGGACGAGGACCACCGAAACGAGACGATACTAAGGGTCCTCAAGAACCGCTTCTCCGGTGAAACTGGTGAGGCTGGAATACTATACTACGATCAATCCACAGGGCGTTTGAATGACACGTTCAAGCCCACGCCCATACCCGCCACGGGTCCGGTTGGTGAGAGCGATTACTGACGATCACGACGGGGGTCTTCGATCTTGCGGAGCGGCTATGCGTTCTTGCTGTCGAATACCCTGAGCTGCTGCTGCCCGAGTATCTCGAGGCCCAGCGCAAAGCACAATTTCTAGAACACTCAGGTTGGAAAAGGAAAACCGGCATGACTCAGAACCAGATCATCTTGAAGCACCTCAATAAGGCAGGCTCGATCACTGTACGTGAGGCCATTGTCGAGTATTCTATCCAGAGCCTGACCAAGCGTGTTCAGGAGCTGCGTGAGAGTGGCAACCACATCATGTCTCACGTCAAGTATCACCCTGTTACCGGCCAGAAGTACGTTCGGTACGCCCTCGATACAGTCCCCCGCTTAATCCATCCCATATCGTAGGAGTTACTAATGGCTAGATTCGCATTTGACATCGAGACCAACGGCCTCCTCGATACCATGGACACCATTCATTCCCTCGTGATCCAAGACGCGGACACGGGGGAGGTTCACTCCCTCAGCGGTAAGTACATCGAAGACGGTATCTGGATGCTTCACGACGCAGACCAGATCATTGGCCACAACATCATCGGCTTCGATATCCCCGCGATCCAACTCATCTATCCCGAGTTCCAACCCAAGGTCGAACAGGTCTATGACACCCTCGTCATGTCCCGAGTTATCTGGGCTGACCTAATGGACCGTGACGCCAAGGCAATCGCTGTGGGTAAACTCGAGAAGCGCCTGAGAGGCTCACACGGCCTCGAAGCATGGGGCCAGCGCCTCGGTGCGTGGAAGGGTGACTACTCTAAAGAGATGAAGGCTAAGGGTCTCGACCCGTGGGCCGAGTGGAACCCTGAGATGCAGAGCTACTGCGAACAGGACGTTTTCGTTACATTGAAGCTACTAGAGCTGATCAATGGGAAGAAAATAGACCCTAGATGTGTCGAGCTTGAGCATCGGGTAGCCTACATTCTCAAGGAACAGGAAGCTCATGGCTTTGTGTTTGATTATGAGGCCGCTCTCGATCTGCTCAAGACGCTGCAGACAGAACGGGCTGACGTGGAAAGCAAGCTACAGTCATTGTTCGACCCGTGGTTCGCTTACGTCGAAACCAAGGTCCCCAAGAAGACGATCAACTACAAGTCGGTTGAGCGTCACTCGGTGGTCGAGGGTGCGCCCTACTGCAAGATCAAGATGAACGTCTTCAACCCCGGTTCTCGAGCGCATATCGCGGATCGACTTATGAAGGTCCGTGGCTGGCGACCCACGGAGTTCACCGCCAACGGGCAACCTAAGGTGGACGATGAAATCTTGGGGTCACTCCCGTATCCTGAGGCCAAGCAGATCGCCTACTACCTGATGCTGCAGAAGCGTATCGGTCAACTCTACGAGGGCCAAGGTTCGTGGCTCAAGAAGTACAACGAAGAGACTGGTCGTATTCACGGACGTGTCGTAACCAACGGCGCTGTCACCGGACGCATGACACACTCCAACCCGAACGTAGCTCAGACCCCCTCGGTCAAGGCCCCGTTTGGTAAGGAATGTCGATCATTGTGGACCGTACCTGCTGGTAAGAAGCTGGTGGGAGTGGACGTGAGCGGCCTAGAGCTACGCATGCTGGCTCACTTCATGAACGATCCTGAGTATTCCCGCGAGGTTGTCGAGGGTGACGTTCATACGGCCAACCAAGAGGCCGCTGGTCTGTCTAATCGCGACCAAGCCAAGACCTTCATCTATGCGTTCCTCTATGGCGCTGGGAACGAGAAGATCGGTTCCATTGTCGGCAAGGGCGCAAAGCAAGGTGGCGTACTCAAGAAGAGATTCCTAGAGGGTCTCCCATCCCTCAAGAAGCTAATCAACGGCGTCACAAAGAAGGCCAAGTCACACGGGTACCTCAAGGGACTCGATGGACGTCTCCTGCATATTCGTCACCAACACGCTGCTCTCAACACCCTGCTGCAATCTGCGGGTGCCCTAGTGTGCAAACGCTGGGCTGTCGAGTGTGAGATCGAACGGCAACGCCGGGGCCTTCAAGGCAAGGTCGCCTACGTCGCTAACGTCCACGACGAAATACAATTCGAGGTCGATGAAGACACCGCTGAGGAATGGGCTGAGATCGCAGTCGAGTGCGTTGCTCGTTCTGGTGACTACTTTAACATCCGTGTCCCCCTAACCGGGGAAGCAAAAATAGGAGATAATTGGTGTCAGACTCATTGATGAAGATATGTACCCGGTGTGGTGAAGAGAAGGACCTCGACCTGTTTAGCCTTCATAAAAATGGGTATAGAGGCAGGCGTCCTCTATGTCGATCCTGTGATAATATCGCAGGGCGGGAAAGATACCGACGAGGAGGCGACCGTGATGGTCGGAGGATGTTTCAGAAGAACAACCCCCAAGTTGCTGGCCTTTATTACGCCTTACGAAGAACACCCTGTTCTGAGTTCGAGCTATTTAAGGGCCGCTCCCGCATGGAGGTACGGGACGAAACCAAGTTCGATTATGTTCTCTCCCAATTACTCACCACGAATACGGGTATTCCTCATGAGGTCGATCACATAAAGCCTATCTGTGCTGGGGGCGCTCACCGTCTCTCGGAACCTACCTCAGTAGTCGTCCCGTACCTCGAACCGAAAAAAGGGCGCTTACTGGGATCAGGTGGACGATCAACTCACCGACGAAGACATCGAACGCCTTGATCAAGAGGCAATCAACTTCAATCCATCCGTTATCTAAGGAGCTACCTAATGCAACCTTGCGCACACCTCCTCGCACTCTCCCGCCGAGCCATCCCGTGGTTCCTCGTGAGCTTCCTGCTAATGCCGCTGGCGATACCAGCTTCAGCGCAGACAACCTGTGGCCCGATAGAGGCAATCCACACTGCACTTACAGACCAGTACGGGGAGCAGTTTCAGGAGAGCCGCGCTGATCCCAGCGCTCCCGGTGGTGTGGCAGAACTGTGGATCAATCATCGGACAGGAACATTCACGGTGCTGGTGTACCCGCAATCGGGCGTAGCCTGCCTTGTACAGACTGGACAGTCTGACAAATTGATCTCGTACGCAGCATAAATGACAGCACCCGCAAAGAAGTGGCCAAATATTTCTGGAAGGAACTGTATGTCGAAGAACCTACCCTCCGCGACCCCTCCGTCTGACTATGAACTCATGGTGGGGTCCATCTTTGCTTTCCTTGAGGATGGCATCCCGCATAAAGCCTTATTCGACCTAACAGTTATTGCCCAGACCGCCAAAGAGTTCGAGTCTGGGATGAGCGCTCTGGTCGAACTTGGGGACATCCTTAACGATCATTATGACACCTATGAAATGGAGCCTGACGATGGCACGTACGACGAAATCGAAGACAGCATCTGGGGCACCGAAGGAGACGACTTCGACCCGCCAGAAGACTGGTTCGGAGAAGGTGGCCCCTTTGGCCCCTACGACGAAGACTAAGGAACCTGACACTTGTCAGAAGTGCAAGTTCTTCGAACAAAGCCGATTCCAGAAGGACCATGGGATGTGCAACCGATATCCCACCTCGGTTAACAAACACATCACCGAGTGGTGTGGCGAGTTTCAACCAAAGGAGAAGTAATCATGAGCAACAGAACCGTGCTGATTGACGCCGATATCACCATGTTCCAAGTGGCAGCCGCCCAAGAGGAAGTCTATGAGTTCAACGGCCGTCACGTCCTGCACTCTGACCTCGAGGAAGGCATCAAGGAGCTGGATAGCCAGATTGAGTGGATCATCGAGACCACTGGAAGCAATCGGGCGGCTCTGTTCCTCACAGGGACCAACAACTTCCGCAAGACAGTTCTCCCCACGTACAAGGGCCAGCGCACCCAGCGTAAACCCATGATCCTACCCGGTCTTCGTGAGCATCTGCTCGAGAACTACCCACGATGCTTCCTCGAGGACACCCTCGAAGGCGACGACCTGATTGGAATACACGCCACCAAGCCTCATAAGGGCGAACGCGTGGTCTACTCGATTGACAAGGACATGCTGACCGTCCCCGGTCTCCATTGGAACGAAGAGGATGGCGAGGTGTTCGAGGTCGATCTCAAGTCCGCTGACGACTTCTTCTTTGAGCAAATCCTAACAGGTGACGCCGTGGATAACTACGCGGGCTGCCCCGGTGTTGGACCCGTCGCTGCCAAAGAGATGATCCAAGACCCCTTCAAGTGGGTTCAGGAAACCCGCGTGATGAAATCGGGGAAGAACAAAGGCCTCGCTATCAACGAATGGAAGAAGCACCCCGTCGAGGTTAACAACTACATCGACATTTGGTCCTGCATCGTCAGTGCTTACCACAAGGCAGGCCTTACCGAGAAGGATGCTCTACAACAAGCCCAATGTGCCCGTATCCTGCGCCATGGGGAATATGACTTTGAACAAGGAAAGGTGAAACTATGGACCCCCGAGTGAGATCTGATGGTGGATCAAGCTCCTATTACTTCCTCCCAAAGTGGGCCACCGAGCTGCGCCACGTGATCAGCTTCAAGGGCATGAGTTTCGCCCGAGGTAACATCTTCAAGGCCTGCTACCGCCTCGGTGAGAAGGACGGGACTGACATCAAATATGACATCAACAAGATGCGGCTCTTCCTCGACGATCTGGAAGAGATGTACGAACGAGGAGAAAAGGTATGAACTTCAACGATTATCAAGATCAAGCGAACGACCTCGCAATCTATCCCATTGAGTCGCGACTCGTGTATCCAGCCCTCGGCCTGACAGGTGAAGCCGGTGAGGTTGCTGACAAGATCAAGAAGATCATCCGAGACAAGCACACCTTGTACGCCCGAGAGCGTATCGAGATCGCCAAGGAAGTTGGTGATGTCCTCTGGTACGTCGCTGCACTGGCTCGGGACCTAGGCGTGGACATGGACACCATGGCACAGATGAACCTCGAGAAGCTCCGTGATCGTGCCAAGCGCGACGTGATCGGCGGCTCAGGTGACAACAGGTAACTAGGGTAGCTCCCTAGGATCGAACGACTTCGGGCCATCGTTGCTAAATAAACCCGAACAAACAATCCTCCAAAATAGAGAGAGAGAATTCATGAACGCACCCTCTACACGCGCCCGAGTTGTAACGCGGAGAACATATAACCGTCCGAAGGATGAAACTGGCACCGTATTTGAAACATGGGAAGAAACCGTAGATCGCGTGATCGATCACCAGCGGTGGCTTTGGGAACGCGCTAAGGGTGGTCTCCTGACCAACGCCGAACGCGAAGAACTCCACGAACTTCACCAACTCATGCTTGACCGCAAGGCTACCGTCTCAGGGCGCACCCTGTGGCTCGGGGGTACAAAGATCGCCAAGACCCGCGAAGCCTCGCAATTCAACTGCAGCTTCGGAAAGCAGACAACCGTCCATGATGTGGTCGATAGCTTCTGGCTGCTCCTACAGGGATGCGGCGTTGGCTTCGAGCCTGTCGTGGGTACGCTGTCGGGTTTCACCAAGCCGGTCGAGGTTTGTATTGTTAACTCCGATAAGGTTATCGGTGACCCCAAGGGCGTTGAGACGAACCGCTCATATACCTACACCGATATGCACACAAATGAGCGAGTCTATCTACTTGATGTGGGGGATAGTGCAGAAGCATGGGCCAAGGCCGCTGGTAAACTGCTGGCTTGCAAGGAACCTGTGGATATCATTGTGATCAACTTCAAGCAGGTCCGTGCCGCCGGTGTCCGTCTCAAGGGGTACGGCTGGATCAGCTCAGGTGACGAGACCATAAGTAAAGCCTTCGAGGCTATTTGTGCGATCCTCTCGAAACGCGCTGGGCAGCTCCTGACACGTATGGATATCCTCGATGTGTTGAACTGGTTGGGCACCACGTTGTCCTCGCGTCGATCCGCAGAGATCGCTGTGATGCCCGTGACTGACCCAGAGGCTGACGCCTTCATCGACGCCAAGAAGGACTTCTGGCTCCACGGCAACGAGCATCGGCAGCAATCCAACAACTCGCTGATGTTCCACTCTAAGCCCTCCAAGTGGGAACTCTCGCATATCTTCCAAAAGATGATGGATGCGGGTGGGTCCGAACCGGGTTTCATCAACGCGGAAGCAGCCAAGCGCCGCGCTCCGTGGTTCAAGGGTGTGAACCCCTGTGCTGAAATCCTGCTTGGCGACAAGTCGTTCTGCAACCTCGTCGAGATCGACCTCGGGAAGTTCATCACCGATCACGATGGTTTGCGCCATGCGCTGATCTTGGCCGCTCGTGCCAACTACCGGCAAACCTGTGTGAACCTCGATGATGGCGTATTGCAGCGCACATGGCATGAGCTGAACGAGTTCCTGCGTCTGTGTGGTGTGGGCCTGACAGGCATCGTCAAGTATCTCGACATGATCGCCCCGGCGTATCGTGCAGAGTCACTACAGGATATTCGCAGGGCTGCTACTCAAGGTGCAAACTCGATGGCCGACTATATGGGCACCCCGCGTCCGAAGGCTATCACCACGGTGAAGCCCTCGGGCACACTCTCGAAGATCATGGACACGACCGAAGGCGTACACCGCCCGCTGGGTCGCTATATCTTCAATAACATCACCTTCTCGAAGCACGATCCTATCGTCCCTGTCATGCAGGCCGCTGGGTACAAGGTGATTGAGAAGCCGTTTGAGAGTGAAAGCGTCCTAATTACGTTCCCCGTCGCATACGAGGACGTGGAGTTCGATGAGGTCGATGGCAAGCACGTCAACCTAGAGTCCGCTGTCGAGCAACTCGAGCGTTACAAGCTGATGATGGACAACTACGTCGATCACAACTGCTCGGTGACGATCTCATACGACCCCTCAGAGGTCCCCGAGATCATCGAGTGGATTCTGGCGAACTGGGACACCTACGTTGGTGTGTCGTTCATCTACCGCAACGATCCCACGAAGACTGCTGAAGATTTGGGGTACGCATATCTTCCGCAATGTGTTGTAACTAAAGAAGATTATGACGAGTACGTGTATGGGCTTGCTGAGGTAGACCTCGATGGGACCAACACCTTCGATGAACTCACCGACGAAGAATGTGGAACAGGAGCATGTCCAATCCGATGAAGAAAACGCGCGATCCGATGGCACGGGAACTGAGAACACCAAAGTACCGGCCTCGGGTCGTGCCTGACAAATCCAAGAAACTCCCTCGCAAAAGGAAACACAACAGTGAAAGCAACCTATATCGACCACATGGGGACCGACCTGAGCGTAGTTAATGCCGCTCGGGTCTCCTTTGGGAAGATCTCACAGTGGGATAATGTTGACCGATTGATTGAGTACCCTGATATCACGCCAACCCTCTCCAAGTCCGACCAAGGCCTGATCGCTTTCCTGGCTCGGGGTTGTACCTCGGGTGATTGGGATAATATCATCGAAGATGTCATCGGCACATCCATGTGTGATCTCGTTGATCCCGATCTCGATCCTAGGGATGAACTCCTGCCTCTCCTCAAGCACATCCGTAAGATGCCTGACCACTGGACACCCTTTGGTCACACAGCGATCACCCTGCACATGAAGGCACCAATCTTCGTGGCTCGCCAGCTAGGCAAGCATCAGGTGGGCATGGTGTGGAACGAGGTCAGCCGTAGGTACGTCTCAGATGACCCTGAGTTCCACTTCCCCTCGGAGTGGCGTGGGGCTGCTGACAACGCCAAACAAGGCTCCAGTGATGGACCCTGTAATCAAGACGAGTGGGCACAGAGCAAGTATCTGGAACTGATCGAGGAGGCTGAGGCCACCTACAAAGGCATGATCGCAGCGGGAGTATGCGCCGAGCAGGCTCGTATGGTCCTCCCACAAGCCATGGAAACTGAATGGTATTGGACCGGGAACCTCTACAGCTTTGCCAACGTGTTCATCCAACGCACCGACAGTCATGCCCAGCGCGAAGTCCAAGATATCGCCAAGCAGATCGGTGAGATCATCCAACCCCTTTATCCGGTCTCATGGGAGGCACTGACCAAATGAAATACACCGTCTATGGCACACCGGGTTGCAACTATTGCACCCGCGCCATGGACCTCCTCAAGGTCCACAGGAAATACCCGACACCCTAGAGAATAACACCCCAAAGGATTTCCCCTATGAAGCATATCCCAGAGATCACTAAAGAACTCGTTGAGTACCTTGAAGGTATCTGCCCCGATGCTTCTCCCTCTTTGAAATCAGGGGAGAGGGAAATCTGGTGGAACGCGGGCAAGGTCGATCTAGTGAGACACCTTCGAAGCATTCACGCCGAGCAAAATCAAACAATCCTTCAAGGAGACTAAAACCATGTGTGGATCATCTAACGCTCCCCCGCCGCCGCCGCCACCTCCACCGGCACCCCCAGTTCTCGAACAGATCGCACCTAAGTCTGCGGACAGCGACAAAGAGAGCAAGACCAAGAAGAAGGCCAAAGGTTTGAGCCGCTACAAATATGATGACAAAGGCTCAAGTTCCAGCTCCTCCAGTCTCGGCGGCATCCCCAAGAAGACCGGCGTATAAACACCCGATAAATCCCTGAGAGGAACCCATGGAAAACCAAGGCACATGCCAAGCCCGGTACGAGCTGCTTGCGACCAACCGTGAGGTGTACCTCGAGAGGGCGCGGGAAGGCTCGAAGCTGACAATCCCAACGCTAATCCCTGCATCAGGGACAGGCAAGCATACCAACTATCCCACCCCCTATCAAGGCGTGGGTGCGCGTGGGGTAAACAACCTAGCGTCCAAGCTCCTGTTGTCTTTATTCCCGCCCAACTCTCCGTTCTTCGCTATGCGAGTGGATGACTTCATGGCGGACGAACTGGCACAGGAAGACGGCGCTAGGGCGAAGGTTGATGAACAGCTCGGGAAGTACGAGCGGTCAGTCATGCAGTCCATCGAGGACAGCGGTGACCGGTCTGCCCACTTCGAAGCCCTCAAACACCTTATCGTCGGCGGCAACGTCCTCCTATACCTCCCCAAGGATGGTGGAACCAGAGTGTTCCCATTGTCCCGCTATGTCGTCACTCGTGATGCCATGGGCGAAATGATCGAATGTATCATCGAAGAAGAGATGGCGTTTGCATCAGTGGCCGAGGATATACGTGAGCTTATCGCTGATGAACTCAATGCTGCAGAAGCTGATAATGGTCCTGATCCTAAGGCCACCGTCAAGCTGCACACCAAGTTCTACCTCGAGAACGACAAGATTAAGTCGTACCAAGAAGCGAATGGCGTCCGTGTCCCTAAATCAGAAGGAACATGGCCTAAGCTCAAGCCGCCTGTCATTGCTCTCCGGTGGACGCGTATCGACGGCGAAGATTACGGTCGTGGTTACGTCGAAGAATACCTCGGTGACCTAATATCCCTAGAGGGTCTCTCAAAGGCCCTACTCGAGGGATCGGCTGCGGCTGCTCGCCTCGTGTTCCTCGTGCGCCCCAATGGTGTCACTCGGGCAAGGGACGTGATGTCCGCTGAGAACGGCGCTGCTGTCTCAGGTGCTATGGACGACGTTCAGGCCCTACAGGTAAACAAACAGGCCGACATGAGCGTTGCTGAAAGGCAGATCGGTCAACTGATCGAGCGTCTCAGCTATGCGTTCCTCATGAACAGCGCAGTGCAGCGCCAAGGTGAACGAGTCACGGCAGAGGAAGTCCGCTACATGGCGGGTGAACTCGAGGATGCCCTAGGTGGTGTCTACTCGATCCTCTCGCAAGAGTATCAGTTGCCCTACGTCATGCGTGTTATTGACCGCCTGACAAAGCAGAAGAAGCTCCCCTCGCTGCCCGATGGTGTCGCCAAGCCAACTATTGTTACTGGTCTGGAAGCACTGGGACGTGGTCATGATCTTACCAAATACGACATGCTGCTCAAAGCACTCGCGCCCCTCGGGCCTGAGGTTCTGGGCCAGTACATGAACGTGGGTGATTACATTACCCGTATTGGCACCGCCCTCGGTATCGACCTAGACGGTCTCGTGAAGACCCAAGAGCAACTCGAGAAAGAACGGGCAGAAGCTCAACAACAACAACAGCAACAGATGATGGCTCAGATGGCTGAGAAAGCTGTCCCCGCCGTAGCCAAAGAAGGCTCCGAGGCAGTCCGTCAGGCTGTACAACCTCAAGAAGGCTAAATCAACATGGTAGAACAAGTAACCATTAAAGCAGACGAGAAAGACGATAGTCTGGAAGCTGCTGCCGCCGCCCAAGATGCTGACAAGGCGGTTAAGGACGAACCAAAGCTGACCGGTGAGGATGAAACCCCAGAGCGCCCTGAGTGGCTCCCTGAGAAGTTCAAGACACCTGAGGACATGGCTAAGGCCTATGCTGAACTCGAGAAGGCCAAGAGTAAAGGCGAGGCACCTGACGACAAAGACACTGACGCTACCGCTGAGAAGGCTGTCGATGAAGCTGGTCTCGATATGGATGCCCTTAGCAAGGAGTACTCTGAGAGCGGTGAGCTGTCCAAGGAAAGCCTTGAGGCGCTCTCTAAGGTTGGCATCACTGAGGACATGGTTCAGTCCTACATCACAGGTCAGGAAGCTCAGGCCGCAGCGGCCCAGAAGGAGCTGCTCGAGCCTATCGGTGGTGACATCGAGGCGTACAATAAGCTGACCGCGTGGGCCGGTGATAACCTGTCGGATGCTGAGGTTGACGAGTTCAACTCGGTCCTCGAGACGGGTAACTCCTCGGCGGTCAAGATGGCCATTCGTGATCTCTCGGCCAAGTACGAGGGTGTCAACGGTACTGAACCCGGTCGTCAACTCTCGGGTAAGCCGAATACCTCAGGTGCTGCCGTGTACGAAAGCACTGCTGATCTAATGAAAGATATGTCTAATCCTGAGTACGCCAAGAACCCCGCGTTCCGCGCCAAGGTCGAGGCCAAGCTGGGACGATCCAATATCCTGTAACTTCGGAGGAACCGATATGGTTTCGAACGTACTCACGGGAGGAGGTGATCCTAGTAGTATCTCCCTGATGGAGGGACAGGGTTACTCTTCCCTCTGCAAGGATAAGAAAAATGGCTGCACTTAAAGGCAAGGACGTGGATCACAAACGAGGAACGGAAGCCGGTAACGGTGCCTCGAACCTCAAGATCATGTCCAGCTCGAAGAACCGATCCAAGAAATAACTACTACTACACGCTGGGGGCCTTAGAAGGGTCCCCGGCCGCATTCCTGAAGACACCAGTAGAGGGCCGACCTCTTAAATCGGTCCGCCGCGCCGTGCTGCTGGTGTCTCCACGAGTGCGTCTAGCTAACCACTCTATCCCACCAAACAAGACAAGAACAACGAACTCACAACCGTGAGGCCCTCTGCGGAGGATAACCCATGAGACGTGGCGCTGTGAAGTCCTGAGGTGAACCGCGCAATTCGCGCAAATACCCCTTCAAAACTTCAAATCCTAAGAAAGGATTACCATATGACTGCTTCTAATCCAAGCCGCCTCGGTCAGGCCAATCTTGCTGGTGCGTCCGACGATCTTTTCCTCAAAGTGTTCTCTGGCGAGGTTATGACCTCGTTCAACGCGAACACCGTAATGGCCGACAAGACCCGCGTTCGTAACATCACGAGCGGTAAGTCGGCACAATTCCCTGCCATCGGTCGCATCGGTGCTGAGTACCACACTCCCGGCGCTGAAATCCTTGGCAGCAACGTCGAACACGGCGAGAAAGTCGTGACCATTGATGACCTTCTGGTCTCCAACAGCTTCATCGCCAACATTGACGAAGCCAAGAACCACTATGAGGTTCGCTCGGAATACTCTCTGCAGATGGGTGCTGCCCTCGCGCAAACCTATGACCGCTCGCTGATCTCGTTGGCTGTCAAAACTGCAGCCGCTGCTGACGAGGGTGCCGTTTCTGACCAAGGTGATGCGTCCAACACCGACATTGGTGCAAACCCCACAGTCGCTACCATCGTTGAAGCTCTTTACCAAGAAGCTGCTGCCATGGATGAACTGTACCTGCCAGCCGATGATCGCTTTGTGATCGTCTCGCCTTCGACATACTGGAAGCTCGTACAGAGCGACAAGCTGGTCGACCGTGACTTCGGTGACAACGGTTCGTACTCCGCTGGTACTATCATGAAGGTTGCAGGCATGTCCATCGTGAAGTCGGCCAACCTAGGCATCGACCACACAGCGAACACCTCTAAATACCCTGACTTCAACACGAAGTACATGACGGACACGACGGGCGTCTCCGCTCTGGTCATGCAGCGCACCGCGCTCGCCACCGTCAAGCTGATGGAGCTGGCTTCCGAGAGCGAGTACGACATCCGCCGTCAGGGCACCCTGATGGTCTCCAAGATGGCTTGCGGCCACGGCGCTGTCCGTCCCGAAGGTATCCGTACGCTTACCGCAGCGGACTAATCCTTCCTGTATGGTAGCGATTACCTAAACGACAACACCCTCTCTCGTATCGCACGAGAGGGGGTATTTTCAGCCTACCCGAGAAAGGATCGCTGATGGCTTACCTCATCACGCCAACGACGGAACTCGAAGCCGTCAATGAGTGCCTCGAGAACATCGGACAGGCGCCCGTGAGTTCAATCTCAGGTGACATCAGTGTCGATGCTCAGATTGCGCTCAACTTCGTACGCAAGGTGAACCGTGAGCTGCAATCCCGAGGTTGGCACTGGAACACCGATAAGAATTACCCCCTGACGCCTAACAACTATGGGGACATTGTACTCCCGTCTGGCACGATGGCCGTCCGTAGCTATGGGGAAGACGAGGGGCGAGACGTGGTCCTTCGAGGGCCTGCTCTCTACGACCGTGATAACCGCACATACAGGTTCACTGAGGTTGTGAAGACTCAGATCACTATTGCCCTTACATTCGAAGAACTCCCCGAGACAGCCCGTCGGTACATCGCGTTGAAAGCGGCAAGGGTCTTCCAAAACAGAGTGGAAGGTCGCGAGGACGGAAGTGACATGCGCGACGAGATGCAGGCCATGGCAATCCTCATGGCTGACGAGCTTCGAAGTGAGCGCAACAACGCACTCACTGATAACTGGACCACTACTGGCACCGTACGTCGCCACCCGTTCGGTTACCTAGAACGATAATTAAGATCTAAAATGGAGTAATCCCCACCATGGCATTCGTGGCAAACACGATCCCCAACCTCGTGTCTGGGGTTTCTCAACAGCCATCGTCTTCACGCCTGAAAACATCAGGTGAGCAGATGGTGAACGCGTTCCCCTCAGTGGTCTCAGGGTTGATCAAGAGACCGCCCTCGGAGTTCGTCCGTGAGCTATCCCCAAACATGGCCGTGAGTGACACCGCAGCGGTCCACATGATTAACCGTGACGCAAACGAGAAGTATATCCTCGTGTGTGGCGATGGGGACCTAGAGTTGTATGACGAGGAAGGGACAAAGCAGACCGTATCGTTCCCCTATGGGAAGGATTACCTGCCCACCGCCGATATCTGGCGCAAGATGCGCTTTGTCACAGTGGCTGATACCACGTTCATGCTCAACACGGATATTATGGTTCAGGCAACAGACATCCCTGAGGCATCTCGATCCCTAAAGCCCGTGGGGCAGGTAACCATCAATCAGGCCGTGGACAGCTTCACGTACACCATTACAGTCGATGGGACGACCTACGCGGAGTACACATCTGCCACACCGCAGCAGGAAATCTTTTTCGATGGCTATCTTATCCAAGAGGGAATCCCCTCAGACACTCTCGTAGACATCGCTACAGGTCTCTTCAACGACATGGTCGCCCGAGGGTACACCTCAGCTGAACGAGCGTACAACTCGATCACCTTTGATGTCACTGACGATGCTACCATCGCAGGACCCACCTACGTCACCATCAGAACGTTGCAAATACCGATCACTGGTGTTGGCGACTTTCGTCAGAACCCGGCACTGAAAGGCTCCGTGTTCATCAAGAAGGCTGA